CGAGCATCAGTGCCACTAGAAACCATATTTGCAATTTGTCTAGTTTTGCTCATGAGATGTTTTTAACTATTTAGAAATTAATATCCATTTCAAAAATTTTATCAGTTCCTGCTCCTAAGAAATGAAGTTTGTATCCATCGGGTGTATTAACAACACGAACCTCAGTAGGATCTGCTTCAAATGATGATGTATCTATTGCTGCTATAAATGTCAATGTGCTAGTAACATCAAAGGGAGTTGAGAGTGTAAAATGTCCAATTGTATCAGTAGAATTTCCACAAGTAAATATACCTTTTCCATCAGGAGTAAAGTCAAAACCTCTTAATGATGGATCTGATGAAGTAAGAGATGATGACACACCATCATAAACCATTGCAGTTACACCTCTACCTAAAACATATGGTACGGCAAGACTCCACTGATATATCTTATCATCAGTTCCATCCAAAACATAACACTTTGTTCCATCAGGATTAAACCTAAATGATACTGGAAAGTCGCTGCTACGAGTTACCAAATCTATACAACCATCAGAAAAACTTGATAACTCGTATGCAGTTGTTAACGGAATTGATACTGCTTTATCATATGAGGAAGAATATCTATCCAGAAATGTAATTGTAGTTCCATCACCATTAAATCTACAACCACTTGGAGTAGCAAAGTAATTTGTTAAATAAGCGGATCCAGTGGGAGCAGGGGCCCACTGGGTTGATGATAAATCAAGTGTTGTGTAGAGTGTAGCTGTTGATGAATCAAATCCTGTGCTTAGGTCATATTCTCTGACTGCATCCGTATTATAATCAATAACTACCAACTTTGTTCCTGTGGGATTGAAATCAAAGTGTGCTGGATCGTTTGTTCCTAATGCTGTTCCTGAAACATAGGTTACTGTTGACGATAGATCAAATCCAGTGCTTAAAGTCCATTCATGAATTTTGTCACTACCATTGCCAATAACAAACATTTGTGTTCCATCAGCATTAAATCCTACATCATAGGGATTACTCTCATATGATGTAGTAGTGAAATTTGTCCCCTCAGTTATTGTTCCACTTGTAACATCATATGCATTTGATGCACTATACTCAATTACCGAATCTAGACCATAGTCAACTACAAAAAATTTGGTTCCATCATTATTCCACCTGAAACTATATGGACTTGTAAGACCATCTCCACCAAGACTATACGCACCATTATACCCATCAAGAGTTCCAACATCATATGCAGTTGATAAGTCAAATTGTTGGATATTGTCATCACCAAATCCAATTAAATATAATTTTGTGCCATCACCATTAAATTCAAATCCTCTTACACTTGCATCCGCACTACCTATACTAAAAATATTATTTAATCTTTTGTTTATTTGTTCATATCCAGGACTAAACCGATTCGCCAGATCATCGTTTGCATTGGTTGTTATCGTCCACGGAGTTCCCATTGTGAACTGGTTTATAGTATCGCGTGTAGTCCCTCCAAAATAAAGGTATCTTCCATTTGGAGATACTTCTATACACCAAGTAGCGGTATCATAAGGTGAACAGGTAAAGGTGGCCTGCGTACTTGATCCTGATGTATTAAAAGGAGATGTACACTCAATATGTCTAATATAATCACCACTGTATGCGAGATACAAATGAAGTCCATCTGGTGACCAAGCAAATGAATATGGAACAGTCATTCCAGTGGTGTATAAGTTTGTTTGCTGCGATCCCACTTTCTTCAATCCTGCTTGGGATATGGCAGCAATTCTTACATTATCAACACTGTCATACATTCCAGAAGATCTTGATTCAAAATCACCTCCTGTAATAAGACCTCTTGCTTTTGACATTATGAAATATCCTCATACCCAATAACAAGTTCGAGATCACTTGCTGCTGATGCAACTGCACGAATAGAATCACCTTCTTCTAAGTAAAAATATGTATCCTTTGCACACAAAATTTGAGTTGCTTTTGCTGGAACAGAAATTACCTTCGCAATATATCTATCTGTTGAACCGTCGTAAATACTGACACTAATATCAGCAGCATTTGTGCCATCAACATTTGCACAAAGAATACTATTAATTTTTAATACCTTACCACTAGAAGAAGCATTGCTTAATGCAGCAGCAATAGATGCAGTCACAGCATATCTTGCAGTCTTTCCAGTAATTGTTGTTGGACTTTTTAAATTTGGTGCGGCCATGTTTTTATCTCCTTAGTTATATTTAGAATATCATTCCCATGATTACTGGGTCTGGTCCTGAACCTCCACCTCCACCAGAGGCAGTTACTGTTGCAATGCCTCCACTAGCAGTTGCAGTTACATTGGTACTGAAATTTATTGAAGTTATTCCTGTTCCAACAGAAGTTCCATTATTTTCAATCTCAATACCTGAACTACCCCCACCACCAGAAGAATTGATAGTTACTACTCCAGTTGATCCAGAGATAGTTACATTAGTTCCAGCAACAATAGAAGTTACAATTCCAGTTAATCCTGTACCAGATGATGTTGCTGTTATAAATCCAGCACCATTGGTCAGTTGATTAGTGTTAGTAAATGATGTGGTTATAAATCCAGCACCATTGGTCAGTTGATTATTATTTGTTGGAACTGTTGGTGTATTTGAAAAGTTATTATAATTGAGGTAATAAGATGCTGCTTGACTGTTTAGAGTAAAGGCATTAGTAGCATTGGTTACTGATGTAATTCCACCAATTGTTAGTTGATCTATTTTTTGAAATTCAACAACATCACCATTACTAATAAAGGGTGTCATAGTCACAACAG